TGGGGTCCTCAGCACGGATCACCACCATGTCCGAGCGAATCGTGCCGCCGGTAGCGGCGATGGTCAGGGACGTGTCATTGCCGACGTTGTAGCCGTAGTAGCTGCCCTGGAACGCCGTCTCCGCGCCGAACACCACGCAGGCCCCGCCCGCGATCAGGATGCCCGAGCTGGGGACCGCGGTCTGCGTGACCAGCAGGTCGGTCGGCCCGATGATGCCCTGCGAGTTCTGGGTAGCGCTCTGGAGCATCAGCCGCAGGAAGTTGCCCGACTCGGTGTTGCCGTCTACCGCGTACGCGGCGCTCTGGAACGTCACGAGGTGCCCCCGATGGCCAGGAAGGCGTTTCTCCAGCTGATCACGCAGGTGGCCTGGCCGGTGAAGTCCTGGCCGGTGAATCGCACGACGGTAGCTCCCGGTTGCACTTGAAGCCCGATCATCGGGTTGCCCGTGAGCAGCCCGGCCACGCTGGTCGTCCCGTTCAGCATCGCCGTCCTGGCCCAGGGCCTGGTGTCAATCACCAGTGTGTCAGTCTGCCCGAGGTTGGCGGTGTACCCGATCGAGACCGGCGTGTTCACGTAGAGCAGGCCGGGCTGAGCGATCGGCCCGGTGAAGGTGATCACCGGCCAGGTCGGCAGCGAGCCCGTGTTGGTGATCGTGTTCTGCTGGAAGTTGGCGATCCCGGCCGGGTTGTACGGCGGGGTCAGCGGCGGGGTCAGGCCCCCGCGGAAGCTGGGCCGCTGGGTGACCGTGATCGAGGACAGGGTGTCGGAGTACCAGGTGCCGTCCGCGCTCTGGAACTGGCTGGTGAAGGGCACCACGCCCTGGTAGACCTGCCCGTAGACCGGCTGGATCTTCCGGCCGCGCCCGTAGGTGCGGTGGATGGCAGAGCTGCCGGGGTAGAAGGCCCGGAGCACCTGCACCAGCCCGTCCGCCAGCCGGACGCTGGGGTCGCCCCAGGCCCCGGCCAGCTGGCTGTAGGCGTCCAGGGCGCTGGCTGACGTAGCTGGCGTGGTGTAGGCGAAACCGGTCTGGGTGACCACCATGCCTGGCTGGGTATCGACGCCGAACAGCTGGCCATCGTGGCCAACCACGTTCTGGTCCTGCGCGGTCGCGCTGCCGGTGTCGGTGGCCGTGTTCTGGATCTGGATGGCGTTGGCTCCGCGGCCGAACACGAAGGCGGCCGGGTCACCAGCCGTCAGGTTCTTCCCGATGCTGTACTGGCCCTGGCTCAGCGTCGGGTCAGCCACCTGGCAGCACCCCCGCGTAGCCCTGCTGCTTGGCCACGTTCAGCCAGAACGTCACGTCGCTGAGCGCACCGGCCACGGTCTTGCCCTCGGGGAGCTGGATGTGCACGCTTCCTATCATCGCTCCTGCGCCGCCCATGTGGGAGCGCGGCGGCGTCTTGGACAGCCACTCCGTGCCGGACTCGCCCATGATGTACCGGTGGCCGCTCTTGGTGCCGTAGCCGATAACCGGCTCGCGGATCGCGCCGCCGTTGCCGTACCAGTGATTGCGCACCTCGTTGGCGTCAGCTCGGGCTGGCGTCTGCCACATCTGCTTGATGTAGCCGACCATCCACCGGAGCTGCGTGTAGGGGTTGGTCCGCCAGTCAGCACCGGCCGAAGCCATTTTCGAGCCAGGGAGGGCTTGAGGTATGCCGTAGGCTCCCCCGTTCGGGTTAGTGGCGTTGACCCGCCAGCCCGATTCGCGGCGCACGATGTCCGCGAAGAACGGCCACATGCCGTCGCCCCACATCGCGTCCACCAGCTTGCGGGCGTACTGCTGGATCGGCCCGGTGGCGGCGACGTTGCCGACGCCGCCGCCCGCCTGCTGGCCGGACACGAACCCCTTGACCGCGCTGACGATGCCCTTGATCGCGTCACTGGCCAGCGTGCTCGGCAGCCGGGTCAGCAGCTTGCCAAGCGTGCCACCGGCCCCTCCGGCCCCGTGCGGGAACAGGCCCAGCAGGGTGTTCAGCGCGCCGCCGACGTTGCCCTTGGCGATGTTAATAGCGGTCTTGGCCAGGCGGCCGAGCCCGGAGAATATCTGCTCGATCGTCTTGATGATGCTGCCGAGGCCCGCCGTGCCGCCCTGGATCGGCCCGCGAGCCAGGCCCCTCGGCCCGCCCAGGGAGCCGATCAGGTTGGACGCGGCGATACCCCAGGCGGTGGGGAAGGCACCGGGGTCACCGTGCGCCAGCCCGGCCCTGTCCTGCCCCTGGGCCGCGGCCATCGTCTGCCCGCCGACGCCGGAAGCCCAGCCCACCTCGATGCCGGACGGCCCGCCGTAGGCGTGGCCGATGAGCTGCCCGGCAGACATGGACTGGCCCACCCGCACTGCGGGCATGATGTCCTCGGCGTAGTACCAGTAGCCCGAGCCGTAGGGCGGGTTGAGCCGCAGGTCAATGAACGTGCCGCCCGGCCACCCGCTGTTGTTGACGTTGGTGATCATGCCCGAGCCGAGCGCGTACAGCGGGAAGAACCCGCCGTAGTCCACGCCCATGTCCACCCGCTCGGGCCTCGCGCCCCGGCCGATCGGGTTGACCAGGCCGCCCGAGGCGTACCCCGGCACGCCGAGCCTGGCCAGCAGCGGGGCGAGTATCCGGCTGTGCGCGGCGCTCAGCACCGTCTCGTTCCTGCTGGCGCGGATGAGCACGTCATCAGCGGTCTCATGCGTGCCCTGGGTTATCTTCCCGCCGGTAGCCATGCCCTTGAGGAAGTTGACCGCGCCCTGGAGCGGCCTGCCTAGCCCGACGAAATTGGTCACCGCGTCGATACCGTTGAACAGCGGCTGGATGATATGGCCGGACACCCAGCGGATCGGGCTGGCTATAGCATTCTGCACCTTGCCCCAGGCCCGTCCGATCGCATTGACCGCGTTACCGAACATGTTCGGCAGGGTCTTAGTGAAGAAGTTCGCTACGTCGGTGCCGAATACCTGGTGGAACCAGTGCAGTACGTCGTTGAATGTGCTCTTGATATTGCGGCCGAAGCCGACTGCGCCCTGGTAGCAGGTGTTCCACCAGCCGGGGATGGTGCGGGTGAAGAAGTTCTTGATATCGGTGCCGAATATGCGCGACAGCCAGCCCCAGAAATCTGACGCCACGTTGCGGATATCGCGCCACACCGTGCGCCAGTGCTCGGCCAGGGGAATGAGCCCGAGCGACCATATAGACAGGATCGTGTGCACGGTCTTGTTGTGGAATATATCATCGAGGAAGTGCCATACGTCAGCGGAGATCCGCTTGACCTCTGCCCAGATCGTGCGCCAGTGCTTGACGAACTCGACCACGGCCACGGTGACCGCGACGATGGCTATAACCAGCAAGCCGATCGGGGTAGCGGAAATCTCGATGTCCAGGATGGCCTGGATGGCGGCCCACAGCTTCATCGCGGCCCAGATGGCCAGTACTCCGTCCACGATGGCCTTGAGCACCGGGGGCGGGATGGCCGCCAGCACGGCGGACAGCGCCGTGGCAAGGTCGGACACGACATGGACCACCGCCGCGGTGAAGATCCCGACCAGCGCGGTGAGCAGCGGCAGCACGATCGGCAGGATCTGGGCGACCGCTGCCAGGACCACGGTAGCCAGCTGGGTCAGCGGCGGCAGCACCGCGGAGACGGCCTGCACCAGCCCGGTGATGAGGATGCCGGACAGCTTGGAGATGAAGCCGATAATCGGCGGCAGCAGCGGCGTCAGCCCGCGCAGAAGAGCGTTGATGAGGGTGGCGATGGGCTTGACCAGGCCCTCCAGGGCGTCCCCGAGGATGGCGAAGACACCCGTGTTCTCCAGCACGGTGAATATCTGGGAGAACGCCATGGCGAAGGCATTCAGGGCTGGCGATACTGCTACCAGGATCTGGGCCACGGCGGTGAAGGCGGCTACCAGGTCACCCAGGATGGCACCGGCCAGAGCGGCCACTACCTTGCCGATGGTGACCAGGAACGGCAGCAGCTGCCTCACCACGCCCGCGAAGGTGACGAAGACCGGCGCGAGGGTCCGGGCGAAGACCCCGGCCAGCGCGCCGATGATAGGGAACAGCGCAGAGATCACGTCGAACAGGGCAGCCAGGATGGTCGAGCTGGCCTTGATCACCGGGGCGAACTGGGCGAACATCATGCCGATCCCGCGGCCGATATCCGCCAGCCCGCCCGAGAGGGCCTTCACGGCCGGGCCAGCCGCGTGCAGCAGGGTGATCAGCCCGCCGAGCAGCCCCTGGACCAGCAGGCCGATCCCGTCGAGGAACGGGCGCAGCAGCGGTGCCGCGGCGGCGAATGCCTTGCCGAGGTCGGGCAGGATGATCCGGGCCAGGTCGCCTATGCCCATGATCAGCGGGTTGGCCACCGTCAGGGCGTTGGCGAAGAACTGGTGCAGGACCGGCTGGAGCTGGTTGAGCATCGGGGGGATCAGCGTGATGGCCCTGGCGAATGTGGGCGCGAACCCGGTGGTGAACTTCTTCCACCAGTCCTGGATCTGCTGCTCGGCCTTGAGGATCTGCTGCATCGCGGCCGGGAGCGCCCGGATCTGCTGCTGGGCCGACGCCATGGCCTGCGCGGCGGCCTTGACCTGAGCCGGGGTCGTCGCGGCGGCCTGAGCCTGCTGGGCTCGCTGGAGAGCCTGGGAAGCCGGGCTTATCTGGGACTGGATGCCCTTGAACAGCAGGCCCGCCGCAGCAGCGCCGCCGAGCCCGATAGCCGGGGCAAGACCGCCGACCAGCGCGGGGAGCCCGCCGAGCCCCGCGGCGATTCCCCCGCCTATCAGGGTTGCCCTGGTGGGGATGCCGAGGATGTTCGGGCCGATCCCGCCGATCAGGCGGCCAAGGAAGCTGGAGCTGGCCCGCGGGCCGCCGCCCCCGCCCCCGCCCCCGCCACCGGCACCACCAGCGATCCCCCCGGCTAGCAGGCCGGACAGGAACCCGCGCTGAGCGCGGGCCTGCTGCGCTTGCGTCTGCTGCGGCTGGGCCTGCGCCTGCTGGACAGCTACGCGGTCGATCTCGCGCACCGTGCGGCCCACAGCGCCCTGCGTAGCGCTCTGGGAAGGTGTCGGAGCCCCCGTGGTCGTGCCGGGGTGCAGCATCGCGGACAGCGCGCCGAGGACCGAGCCCTGCGGGGAGCTGCGCAGCCGGGTCATGGCATCCCGGCTGAGCTGGTTGTCGAGCTGGGCGAAAATCTGACGCGCCCGGCCCAGGCTGGCGTTGTCGAACGTGGCGTCGAGCCGGATCTTGTGGCCCTCGCGCTCGAATTTCCTGACCCGCTCCTCGGCCGCGGTCATCTTCCGGTCGAAGAGGTCCATGCGGACATCGAGGTGGGCTTCGATCGCGCCCGCGTCGAACACGGTCAGCCGCCTCCCTCGCGCTTGGCCCTGGCAGCCTCCAGCTCAGCTCGCATGGCCGTCAGGTCGATCACGTCAGTACCAGCATCCACGTTCTCACGGATACGCGGGCCGGACACGCCGGGAGTGATCTCGCCGGGCTCGGCCGGTGCGTCCATGCTGAACGGGACCGACTCGTCTTCCGCCAGTCCTTCGAGGAATGCGCGCCTGATGTCCCAGGGCAGCTCATCCCACTCACCGGGGGAGTAATCGAGGTAACGACGGACGGTGTAGAGGATTACCCGGCGCGACCGGAGCGCAGCGGAATCACCCGCTGCTGCCCACCGCCGGTCGCGGCTTCCGGGGCCATCACCTCACCCTGGAGCCACGCGAAGAAGACCTGCCTGATGCGCGGCGGCAGGTCGTGGATCTGCTGCTCCGTGGGGGTGCCCGAGCACAGCGCGGAGTAGACCACGCACATCTTGCCGACCAGCTTGACGTTGATCTCGGGATCGAGGTCGTCCAGGGCGGACATCATCGAGCCGGGATCGTTCAGGTCAACGTCCTTCGGAATGTCGTTCTCGAACTCCTTGACGATAGTCTTCATGCCGGTCAGGAAGTCCGCGATCTGCTGGTCAGTCGGCTCGGGGATGGTGCCGTGCGCCGCCTTCGGGTTCGCCTTGGTGCGGAAATCGTAGTCAAGGGGGTCAACGACGCCCTCGGCCTGGAAGCCTGCCAATGTCTGCTCCTCTGACTGCTAATTACGCGCTGATTGCGCGCAGATTAGCTGGTGGCGATGGCGGTGAGGTCGGTCCAGGTGATCTGGTTGAACGGGCACACCGCGTTGAGCGTGAGCGGGTACAGCCTCTGCTGCGCCGCCCTGCGGTACGCCGTCTGCACCTGACCGGCCGAGATCACCGTGGGGATGTACAGCACGCGGGCGAACCCGAGCTGGTTCTTCCCGATCAGCGCGACCGACATCTGGACGAAGTTGGTGCTCAGCGTGAGCACCGACTTGCCCGGCTGGCCCGCACCAGCCGGGGTGACGGCGATCGAGCCGCCATTGCCCCAGGAGAGGTTGACGTTGGTCAGCGTCTCTTCGGACAGGTTGGCCGTGACCTGGAGGTTAGCGGTGTTGACCGCCACGCCGACAGGGGTCGGCTGCTCCTCGATGTTCAGGTCTTGGGTGGTCGGGTTGAAGGTGACGGTGACGCCAGCCTCGGTGCCGCCGATGTACGCCCAGCCGAGCCCGGTCCACGCCGTGGCGACACCCAGGTTCTGGTCGGACGGCACCGCGGTCCCGGTGATGGCAGTGAAAAGGATGCCGACGCCGTACAGGACGTTGGTCGTCGTGTAGTTCGGCGGGGAGTAGACAAGGGGCGGCCCGGCCATGGGTTAGCTCTCCTCTGTTTCCTGCTGCGTGAGCGTGACTCCTGAGTTGGCCGCGCCCTCCATCAGGGCGGGCACCATGTGCTCGGGGACCTCGGTCCAGTCCGTGCCCACGCCGAGCCCGCCGTGGTAGAACTCGGCGTGCGGTTCCTCGACTCTGAGCATGACCACGGGATCGCCAGCGTCAGCCTGGGCTTCCCGGCGTGCGTCCGCCAGCTCGGCTTCGAGCCGGGCGGCCCTGTCCACGGCGTTCTCGTCCTTGGACGGGGCTGAGCTGTCCGCTGCCCTGGCGGGGGTGCTCTTCTGCCGGGCAGGAGCTGGCGCGGCCTCCTCGGCAGCCTGGTCGCTGCCTGCGACCACCTTGGGCGTGGCGTCGGGCTGCTGCGTCATGTGTCAGATCCTCTCACGGCTGGACCGGGATGAGCGTGTAGGCGCGCATCACGAGGGTGGTTGTCGTGGTGATGTCGATGAGCACGCAGCCGACATCGGCCTGCACGATCGCCTGGCTGTTGAGCGCACCGGAGAACGTCTGCCCGGAGACGCCCTGGATGTTGTAGGTGGCCGGGGACCAGGGACCCAGCCAGCCCGAGCTGGAAGCGGCGAGGCTCTGCTGCTCGGTGGTGCCCGGTGCGTACGTCCCCGTATTGCCGATCGGGTCTCCCACCAGCACCTGGGTGACGCCGGGCAGGGTCGCGCCGGACGCCCAGAACACCATGACCTGCCCGTTGTTCGGGATGCGGATAGCACCCGAGACGTTCGGCCAGGCAGTGATCGCGCTCGGGCTGCCCGCGTCGTAGCCGGGCGTGGACGCCAGCGGGAAGACGCCGGTCAGCGGCGTGAGGTTGAAGGGGATCGGCAGCAGGGTTACGCGGGCCTGCGGGAATGCCATGTCAGACTCCTGTGATCATCGTGTAGCTGGTGGTGAACTCGACCCGCAGGTCTTTGGGGTCTACGGGCAGCGGCGTCGGCCCGTTGCCCGCCCTGGACACCGAGAAGATCGGCACGCCGTCAATGGTCACAGGGAACGGCGCTTTCAGGATCAGGAAGTCAAGCTGCATCGCGGCCAGCTCGGCCCCGTAGGGGTCGTCGGTGGTTCCGCGGACACGGGCCTGGAAGTTGCCGCCGTCCGCCGAGCCCTCGTCCGTCACGTAGCCAGGCCCGCCCGAGCCGGTGATCCACACCGACCGGTCGGGCTCGGGCAGGATCATCGGGCCAGCGAACAGGGGGAAGCCCAGCTCCTGGCGCGTGTCCCAGCCCAGCGAGGTGATCCAGTCAATGATCACCTGCGTCTGCGCAACGGTCGGGGCGCTCACGGCATCGGCACCGTCACGTCGCCCTGCTCGGACAGCAGGCGCTCGCAGTCGCCGTAACCGACGTAGAACCGGCCGTCCAGGCCCCAGCCAGTTCCCCAGCTGTTGACGAAGCCGACCACCTGGCGGGTGGTGTCAATCTCGACGGCGACGATCTCGTGGCCGCCGCGGATGCTCCCGCTGATCTTGACCAGGCCCTCGGCGTCCGGGCTGTCGAACCCCTGATACCAGTTGACGCCCCAGATATTCGGCCGCAGCACCAGCGCCCGCAGTGCGGAGGTGAAGCTGAACGTGTGGGTGTACCTGGTGATCCAGCCCAGCTGCTTCGCGGCCTTGCAGACCCACAGGCCGGTGCCACCGGGGTCGTCAGGCGGCCAGGGCTGGCCCTCGTTCCTGGTCTCCAGGCCGTACAGCTTGTAGGCGTCATCCTGGGTGAAGGTGTGCCCGGCCACCTGGCCCTTGAGGACGCCGGAATCGGGGTCGGTGTTGAGCGCGCCGCACAGTGCCTCTGCGGTGCAGCTGCCCACGTCGCCCTGGTCAAGCGGCAGGCCCGTGCTGGCGTGCTTCACCGACTTGGGCTTAGCCGCCTGCTCAGCCACGTACTCCTTGGACCGCTCGTCATGGAAGACGTGACGGCCGAGGCGCATGCCCTCGGCTACCTGCTCCTCGATAGTGCGCTGGCGATCGGTCACCGGTGTCCTCCAAGATGGGGCGGCGGGTGCTGATGGTGCATCACGTGCCACCATATGTACCCGATGATCTCAGGCGGCAGGTGCCTCAGCCGGTTCTTGATCCGCAGCTCGGCCTCGGTCAGCCGGTGCTGCTTGGGCTCGCGGTCGTAGACGGTGCGCATGCCCACGTGCACCTGGGGATGCCCGGAGCGGCCGAGATCCCCGAACTCGATGGGCGCTTCCACCTCAACTGCGTCGGACAGGTGCTCCATCGAGTGCGCCATGGCCCGCTGGCCGCCGTCCGTGAGCACGTCCCGCGCATACGCGCCCAGGTACTCGCGGAAGTGATCGAACAGCGGCTGCTCCAGGTAGAAGGCGTGCCCGCCCCGCGGGTGGTGCAGCTCGGTGCGCTCGTGCTGGTAGTGGGCGTAGACCTGATCCACGGTCACCGAGCCGCGGATGCGCTCCGGGGCTCCGGTAATTCGCCGCAGCTCCGCGATGCGCTCGCTGAACGTTGAGGTCATCCCTGGTACACCGGCCCGCCTGCGCCGTCCCAGCCGAGCCCGCTGGGAGACCAGGACCCGGCTGGCGTGTCGGACTCCAGCACCCCGCCCTGGCCCACGCGGGTGTTGCTGTCCTCGCCCGTGAAGACCGGCGGGATGCGGTTGATGATCAGCGCCGAGTCCTGCGCGCCGATGCCGCCGCCAGCCTGGGGGTCCAGCTTGATCTTGCCGTCCCGCACGGCGTTGAGCATGTCGGTGGCGGCCTGGTACGCGATGAACACCGGGTGGTCGGTGGCGATCGACTTGCCCTTGAGGTAGATCCGCCAGGCGTGGAACGAGGCCAGGTCGAGCGTCAGGTCATGCAGGATCGGCGGCGGGTTCCACTGCGGTGCCGAGCTGTCCCACACCACGCCGGTATATACCGAGATGCGGTTGCTGGCGTTGTACAGCGCCAGGGTCAGCTGGTCATCGGACAGCTGCGCGGGCGTGCCGACCCCGCTGTCGGTGCTGTCGAGCACCTTGCGGAGGTCGGACACGCTGGCGTACAGCACGCCCGAGGCAGCTGGAGTGGTCACGGCACCGCCCAGCTGAGAGCGCAGGCAGCGAAGCCGCCGAACCCCCAGGCCCACATCGGGCCGTGCACGATGCCGCCCGCGATCAGCGCCGCGATGGCGAAGCAGATGAAGCCCAGGAACATGATGAACCGGGACAGGTACCAGGGAGCGGGACGCGGGGCAGGCTGCGGCTGTGCCATCAGTTGCTCACCCCTGTCCCCAGGTTGGTGAACCCGCCTTCGGCGTGCTGTGCGTAGGGCATAAGGGTGAGCGGGTTGTACCCGGCTCCCTCGGCCAGCGTGTTATACCCGGAGTAGCCGGGCGAGTAGCTGGTGGCGGGCGGGTTGGTCCAGGCCCAGGTCGGCGCGACCGAGTATGTGATCGAGATCGTGCCGCCCGGCGGCACCGCGTAGCTGCCCGCGGTGGTGCCGACCTGCACGCCGTTGACGAAGACAAACGTCAGCGTGCCGCCCGTGATCGTCACGACGACGTACTGACCGGTAGCGTTGACCTGCGCGACGGTGCTGGCCGGGACAGCCGGTGTGGGTACGCTCATGGTGGCCTCCTAAGTTTGCCAGCGCTGCATGTCCAACGTCGTCCTGTCCTTGCACGTAGGCGCGCAGGTTGCCCGCCCCGATCGCCTGGTACAGCAGCTGCGGCCCGGTCGAGCCCGCTGCGCTGTCCGCGTAGATCACCTGACCCGCCACGAAGGTGGCCCCGGTGATGTCCCACTTCCCGGCCGCGGGCGTGCCGCCAGCCGACCCGAAGCCGCCGCTGATCGCGGTGAGCACCTCGGGCGGCAGGATCACCGTCGAGGTCACCACGAAGCGTCCGAGAGCCATCAGAACCCCCAGCCGGGGTTGGCCGGGATCGCGTCCTGGCCGACCGAGCCGTAGGTGGGGATCACGCCAAGCTGGCCGAAGGTGACCGCCGAGCCGTGGTTCTTGGCGAAGCCGTCGCGGGTCTCGCCAGCCCACTGCCCCGCGATGGGGATCGAGGTGCCGGTGGGCACGCCGTTGACCTGCACGACCTCGGCGTTGACGCCCGTGTCATAGAGCAGCGTCATGCCGTTGGTGAAGGACGCGCCGCCGGACGCCACGCTGATCGTAGTCGTGCCAGGTGCCCTGGCTGCATTGCTGGTGCCGGTCGGCGCGATTGCGGTCAGCGTCATCGGCCACTCGCACCCGGCGCACCGGTAGAGCACGCCTCCTTCGCTGATGTCCACGAACATGCGCAGCGTCTTGCACCGCGGGCACGTGATCGTGACACCAGCCGGGATGGCGGCCACTGGTTACCTCCGGGGACGGGTGCGCGGCGGGATGTCCTGGGCGTCCGGGCCGTCCCAGCCTTCCGAGCCAGGCACGGGCTCAGCTGTCTCGGGAACGTCGGCTACCTGGGCGTACTGGATGTGCGAGCTGCCCTCGGGGTCCGGCCGCGGCCCGTCCGTGCCCGGAGCTGGCGGCGGCGGCGCGTTGAGACGGCCGGACACCGCCCGCGGCGGCATCCGCTGCACCGTCTCGCGGGTGGACTCCGGGCCGGTGGCCGGGCGGATCACGGGGACCTGCCTGCCGTCCCGCGGCCCGTGCCGCAGGTACTTGGCCGCCTCGTCGTCGGTCAGCCACACCGTCTCGCCCGCCTCCACCAGCACGGTGGCGTTGTCGGGCTCCTTGCCGTCTGCGCCGCGGAGCACGCGCCTGGGCATGGACAGGTTGATCAGCGCCACGTACGGCGAGCCGATCTTCACGTCCGGTGCCTGGCTGGCGCGGGCGAGCAGCTCATCGAGCTGCTTGCGCTCGGGCTCGGTCAGCGGCTGCGGGGTCTCGGCGGTCTTGATGGGCATTCAGACTCCAGAGAGCAGGCAGACGGCGAGCGGCTGGTCCAGGCCGATCGCGGCGCTGCGCTGCGTGTCGGAGCGCCAGGTCTTCCTGGGCTCGTCGCGGTAGAGGGGACCGGCGGTGAACGGCAGCTCGTCGGCGTAGAAACCGGCGCGCTGGCGCTGCATGATGATGGCGTTGCCCGCAGGCACCTGGCGGCTGACCAGCACGTCCAGGTTGAAGATCTTCTGCGGCAGCTTGCCGGTGTACAGCAGGTTCTCGGACGCGATGTCACCGATGTACGGCGCGGCGAACGTGCTGCTCTGGAGCAGCGTGTTCTTGGTGCCGTGGTTGATGATCAGCGTGTCCGCCTCGAAGCCGAGCCACTGCGTAACCCCGGACGGGGACACGACGTTGGCGTTCTCGACCAGGAAGACGCCCTGGGCGAGGTCGGCCCTGATCGTGGACGACGCCGACGCCCACGGGTTGGCGACGGCCAGGGTCTGGATCGAGGCGTTGGAGACTACCGCCGAGTAGAAGGCGGTGTTCCAGCTGTAGACCATGGTGTTCTTCACCTGGAGCAGCTGGCGGGTCACCGGGTCCACCGCCTGGCGGCGGCGCATCTCGTCCGAGACCATGATGGCCATGGCCCGCTCGTGGGTGAAGACCACCCGCGGGATGCCGACGCTGGTCGGCACGATGGGGACCTCACCGAACTCAGGCCGGATCTCGGGGAAGTCATCCGCGTACAGCGGCGTGCTCTCCGAGTACCTGACCGCCCCGGACGGCGCATTCCCGCCCGACCGGAGCACCGAGTCCATGACGAACTCGTTCTCGGTCAGGTCGAGGATGAGCGCGGGGATGACCAGCGGGTCTTTCAGCAGCTCGTTGACTGTGATCCGCGGGGAGTCACTGAACCCGCGTGCGCCGACCGGCATTGTTAGCTCCTCGTGTTCTCAGATGGTGAGCCGGACGCGGCCCAGGAAGAAGGTGGCTGCGCCCTGGCCGCCGATCTGCTGTGTGAGCATGGCAGCGGCCACGCCGCCGGGGTGGGTGCACTTGCCGATCACCTGGTCCGCTGCCGGGCCAGCGCCAGCGGTGACGAGCGTGCCGTTCGCGCCGCCGATGACGAGGTTGCCCTGGACCACGGCACCGGAGTACCAGGCCCAGATGTCCACCCCGCCGTAGTAGACGGACACGTAGTCGGTGAGCACCGAGATGTCGATGATCGGCTGGCCGTAGGTGTTGGCCGCGCCCGTCTGCGTGACGATCGGTGCCGCGTCATTCCCGGCCACGCCTAGCACGCGCACAGAGGCCGCCGTGGACGGGATCACGGTCAGGTCGGTGGTCGGGTTGGCGACCGCGTTGTACTGGACCAGCTGGCCGCCGTAGATCAGGGTATTGGCCTGGAAGTTGGCAGGCCCCATCTTGTAGTGCGGCAGAACTGCCGACATGGCAGGCTCCTCCTTGTTCTAGCTGCCGTTGGCGACACCAACGGCCTCGCCAAGCTGATCGTGCTGCGTGGTCGTGCTGACCGCCCGCAGGTTGCCCGCGCCGAGCGCGGTCACCTCGGCCGCGGACAGCTCCACCGTCTCGCCCTTCCGGTGCGTTCGCCCCGGACTCTGGTAGTTGACGAACGCCACCTGAGCCGCGGTGGTAAGGATGAACTTGGCCATCGGCTATCACAGGCCCATCTGCTGCCGGGCACGGCTGATCAGCTCGTTGCGCGCCGTGTCAGCCTGGCTGCCCTGGCCGCCGTCCGGCTCATCGAACGGGGAGCCGGTCTCGTTGCCGAGGTCGAGCATCTGGGCCATCTTGGCGTACTCGGACAGCACCTTGCGCATGACCTGCCCGGCGTCCACGCGCCCGCCGTTGGCCAGGTCCACTACGTGCCCGCTGCCCTGGAGCAGCGGCCTCGCCAGCTCGGTGATGTAAGGCGGGATGCCGAGATCGGCCAGCGACCGCTTCTCGCCCTCGAACCGCTGCGCGTCGAACTGCGCGGCGAAGACACCCAGCTGCCGCTCGGTCTCGTCGGCGCGGGCGTTGGCGAGGTCGATGGCCATCTGGGCCTCGGCGGTCAGCCCGGTCGCGGCCATGCCCGCGCTGGTCTCCTCGGTGAACATGGCGTCCAGCTCGGCCAGGTCTTCGTCGCTCATCGCGTCGATGAGGTCGGACAGCTCCTGGTCGCTCAGCTCGCCGTCCGGGCTGTTGCCATCGCCCTGTGGTGCGGGCGGGGCGGGCGGTGCTGGCGGCGTGCCGCCGCTGCCGCTGATGAGGCGGTCCAGGGCGGCCGGGTCCATGTCGAGCAGCTTGCTCAGGTTGGCCTGCTGCGCGGCGGTCAGTTCGGGCATTTCATTCTCCTGTCCGGCATAGCTGGCCGAGGTGAGGTCGATGACGAGAGCGGGCGTGTTGGCGGCTTCGATGGCCTGCCAGGCCCCCAGGCCCGGAATCCGCGGGTCGAGGGTGCCGAGGACGTGCTGGATGGCGGCCGGGTAGAACTTGCCGTCGCTGCGGGCGTACTGCTCCACGATCCTGGCCGACACGCCCAGGTACGGGTTCTCCTTGAGAACCCGCTCGCCCCGGTCGGTGGGGTTCAGGTACATGTACAGGCCAGGCCCGTCCGGCCCCTGGGGATCAACCCGCATGTCGATGATCGAGCCGCGGTGCCGCTCCGGGTCATTGGTGTGCGTGTTGGCGCTGTCGGCCAGCTGGAAGGACACCTGGTCGTACGCCCGGTCCCTGAACGCCGC